CTCTTCCGATCTGCGGGTGTAGTTCTCGAAGGGGAAGAAGCCGCCTGGCACTTCGCAGGTGCGCGAGCCCCAGAAGCGATAGCCACTGGCATTAATCAGCGTGGTGACTTCCTTGGCGTTCAAGACGCCGGCGTCGGTGGCGGGGTCTTGCAAGTCCCAGAACACGTCTTTGGCGATGCCGGTCGGGCCGTTGATGACGACGTTGGAGAGTGTCTTGTGCCAGCCGGTCTGTTCGTCGATTTTGGCGCGCAGTGCCATGGCGTAGGCGACGGCCGACATTTCCTTGTCGGCGCTGGTCGCGGTGTCCCAGGAGAGGAAGTTGGGCCAGAGGAGCATGACTTCACGCTGGCCGAACTGGCCGCGATAGGTGGTGGCTTCGACGACGTTGGCGCAGTCATGGGCGAAGGCATAGACAAAACCGCGCAGCGCTTGTGCCACGCTGGCGAGCGCATTGGTGACGGCCTGGGTATCAAGACCCGGTGCGCCCAGGATGCGCGGCTTGATGCCGAGCTTGCTTTGCGCCGCCAGCAAGGCTTGGGCGCCCAGATACTTGCCGTCTTCGGAGACGCCGCCGACAACATTTGAGCTCGTTTCTGCCTCGGTGGCGCCTTCGGCCACACGCACGACGACGGTCAGTGGTTTGGTCTGCGCGGCGAACACTTCGAGCACGCGACGCAGGGTGCCTTTGGTGCCGGCCTTGGCTTGTGCGGCGATCACGTTGGTGACGAGAACCGGCGTATTGAGCGGGAAGACGGCGGGGTCCGCGTCTGCGGCCGTAGCAATCAGGCCGATGACGGCTGTTGCAATAGTGCGGATCGGGCGTGAGCCCTCGTTGACTTCGATGACGCGAACGCCATGGTGATAATCGGTTGACATGCATTTCTCCGGTTGTTGTTGGCAAAATTTGGCGGTACGTCAAATGTCGTATTGAGCGGGGCAAATGCGTCTGCAATTGCATCCATGGCGACATTCCTTTATGCAAAATAAATACACTTGCGCACGGCCAAGCCTGCGGCGAGGTTGGCAGAACCGCCGCCGCCATTGATCAAATACTGAGAACCATAGGTATTCGAGATCAGCGCACCGCTACCGCCGCCGCCAACAAGGTCACCGCGATAATTGACATTGGTGTGATTGTGCTCAAGCACCTGGCCGACGGTCGTCGTGCCTTCCGTGTTTGCTGCTTGAATCGTAGCGAAACCGGCTGGAACATTTGGCAAGTTGAACGTACTGAGGTCATTGGCGCAGCCGTGGACCGCGTGAATTGCGGTGTGTACGCCAGACTGCGCGCCACTAGCTATGATGGCCGGGCCGCCTATGGTTGCGCTGATCTGGAACGTGTTGGCGCCGTAGTTAAGCCCGCCGATGACGTAGTAAGTGCTACCTGTCACCAAGCCGTTCGGCAATGCGCCGGTGCTGGTGAACTTGATGGGGGCATTGATATAGAGCGGATGATTCGGCCAGGTCACTACAGTGGGCGCGGCCATCGCGATGGTTGCACCGACTTTTACCTTGACGGCGAAGGCGAACAGCGCTGCATATACCGTGCTTGATACCGCTTGGCCATTGCACAGCAAGGTATTGGGCTTGATGCTTGGATAGGGCCAGTCGACCATTTCGCCGATGCGCTCGCCACCGCTTGCCGGCATGTAGCGGCTATCGGCGTGGCCGAGATTGATGGCATGTGATGGCAACGTGGCTTTGCCGACCTTGAAAGTCTGGTTTTCTGTTCCGGCGAGATCGGCTTTTTGCGCTATTTTGTCAGTCAAAGCCGTTACGGCAGCGGCAATACTTTGCTCGCCCTCGACTTGGTTCATGTATTGCGGATGCGGGTTGAGTTTTCCCTCGTGTAAGGTAATGACTTCGATCATCTTGTCATCGGCATATTTCTTTGTGGCGAGTACGACCGATGGATCAATTTTGAGTTCGATAGCGGTGCTGCTTGCGACAATCAGAATTACGCGCACTACTTGCGTGCGGCCGCTGCCTTCAGCCAGTTGTGGTTTATAGCTCGGCGGGCAATTGGCGACGGCGCAGAGGTCGCCGGCGGCGTCGTAGATGCCGATTTCGCGAATCCACCAGCCGCCTACGTTTTCCGGCAATACCTGTTCGACAATGATCTGACTGTTGTTGGTGGCGTCACGACTCAATTGATTTATTGCGGCGCGCCTGACTTCATGCGTCAGCGCTGTTTGCTCGCGGCTTGGCATGGGCAGATTGCCGTTGCCGTCACCTACGGCCATTTGCGTCAGGTCCAGTTTTGTGCCGAGCGCGATGGCATTGGCCAGCTTGGCCTCTCCGACTTTTGTCAAAATTGCGAAATATGTGCTCATGAATAAACCGTCATGGTGTCAATAGTTTGGGATGCGCCGACCTGCGTGAGGATGCCGCGCACTTCGATTTTTTCTGCTAACCATGGGTAGATAGTCATTTCGTCGCCGTGATAAGCCAGCGCGCTAATGAATATCGTTCCGCGTGTTTCGAGATGGATCGCGAGTCCTATTAAATGTCGGCTTAATGGCTTGGTATCAGCAATCAGGCGTTCCATTTCGACAAACATTTCTTCGCTGATGCCGGAGTCGAGTAGTCCGATTTCCAGGCCAAAAGTGCCACGCGGTCCCCTTGGTATGGTTTGCCACCATTCGGTGATCTTGATCACGTAGCCCAGCGAAGCCACTACGCGCCGCACGGCGGCGATGGTGCCCTTGTGTTGATGGATGTAGCGCGATGCCTTGATGGTGGCGCGCTTGGTCGCTTCGCTCCAGGAATCGTCCCAACGGTCAACTGAGAACGACCAGGCCAGGATCGGTAACAGTGCCAGCGGGCAGCGGTCTGTGCTCCACAGGTCACGCAGCGGCACCGGGATATCGACCAGGGCAGCGCAGGATGTCGCGAGCGCGCGTTCTAAAGGGGTCGTGTTGGGCGGCAGGGTGGCAACGAAGTTATGCATCGTCGGCCTCTTCGAGGATGGCGGTCTTGATGCGAATCGCCGTGCAGCGCGCGGCCTGTGTTTTATTGCGCAGGATGTCGGCGGCTGGGCTGGTCAATACGACATTGACGACGCCTTCGACCTTGAGCGCGCCGATGTAGGCGGCGCGGTAGATGGAAAATCCCAGCGGTCGGCGCGGCGTCGAGATGGTGGTGGCGTTCGCTTGTGCGGCGGCCAGTGCGATAGGCGCTTCCGGTCCTTTGGCGACATACAAGGTTGCTTCGACGGCGTAGTCATCGACGGTCGCGGACTGCGCTGTCACCAGGTCGCCGAGTGGACGCTTTTCTTCGTCGTTGACGGCTTCCTCGACCACGCGTAATAGGTCGGGTGGCGCAATGCCATCGGTGGCCGTGGATAGCACCACAATCACGACTTCGCAGGGCGCGGGGCTAATCGCGCGCACGTCCTTGACGCGACCGTCGGCGCTGCGTGCATGAAACTCGTAAGCACTGCGCGGCCCGGCCGTTGACAGGCCATCGGCCGACGCTTGAATACGCAGCCGATAGGCTTCTTCCTCTTCCATGAGGGCGGCCGTCGGCGGTGTGGTGGTCGGATTGGCGGCGACCACGGTCAGGCGTTGGACGTTGTAGTTGGCGCCCAGGTTATCGAGGTCGCTGCCTTTGGAGTAAGGCAGCATGACGGCTAACGCGGCGTCGTTGATGCGGTTGCGGATGACGATTTCTTGATAACTGTTTTCTTCCAGCAGCTTGACGGCTGGCTCTGATTCGAGCTCCAGCATGGCGGCGGTTGCTTCGCGCTCCGCCTCGGGCATCAGGCCGATGAGGTTAGATTTGCGTGTTGCGAGAATGTCTTCAAAATCCAAAGTCTCAACAAGCTGCGGCATGGGCAGCAAGCTCAAGTCGATAGGTGCGCTCATGGCGTCACCCCATTGCGCACGGGGATGGATAGGTCAAGGCTCTGGCCGTTGGCGACGCCTTCCAGCAGCACATAGATGACGCCGCCGGCGTCGCGCGACAGCTTGACGCTGGTCAGCGAGATGCGCGGTTCCCAGGCCGCGATGGCGTAGGCGGTTGCGGCGTAGATGCGCAGCACGGTCGGCGCGTTTAGCGGCTGGTCGATGAGTTCGGGGATGTCGGAGCCGTAACGGCGGCGACGGATGCGCGAGCCGATGGGCGTTGTCAAAATATCGCGGATGGATTGGCGGATGTGATCCAAGCCAGCGAGTGCACGACCGGTGAGGGAGTTCATGCCGCTCATGCTGTCGGCCCGTCGCTGACTTCGTCGCCACGTTTGACGCCGGTGGTTTTGTGATGGCGCAGACTGATATTGCCGGCTTTGACGTCGCCGGTGGCGCTTACGTCGCCCTTGATGACGACCGCCGCGCCGCCGCTGCCGCCCTTGACGGTTGCGCCGTTGTTCAGTGCACTTGTTCCTTGTACGACCAGGTCGCCTTTGATTTCGACATCGCCGGTGCAGACAGTTTGTTTTGCGTCGGCCGTTACGAGGTCGGCTTTGACGGTTGCGGTGCTACCACTGGGGAGAATGGCACTCAGGGCATGCGCCTGGGCGTCGTAGCGGACGACTGCGCCGTCGGGATAGTGGGTGGCATGCACCAGCGGGTTCGTCTCGGGTGCGGGTGCGTCGAGCGTGTAGATGCTGCCGAGGATTTTGCCTTTGCTCAGGTCGCCATCGGGTGAGAGAACAATCACTTGCTCGCCGATGGAGGGTGACCACCAGGTGCGCGCATTGCCGGCGCGAACAGTGATCCAGCGTAGCCAGGTGGTGAATAAATTGGGGGCCAACTGCACGCGCGCTTTGTCGCCATCCACCTCGGCGATGACGCCGGTGCGGATCAGATTGGTAAGCGTGCGGGCGATGTCGGAGAGGTCGTAACTCATGCAACCCATGGTGCCGGATCGCGCGTGAGAAGGCACGTTGCGGCGGGTTGGTATACGGTTTACTAATCTAGTGCGTCAAAGTGAATGGGAAAGAGATAACGTGGTGACGATATTTTTTGAACTTGTCGGTTAGGGAATTTTTCCAGATAGAGCAATCATGAGAACGAAGAGCATGAAAATATAATATGCGCTGGAAAATAGTATGTAAGCGACGCTAGCAAAAATTTTTGCATCCCAGACATTTTTTTTCATGGCTATTTGAATACCAAGTACACCACTTGTTATGGCAATGCAATTCACAACAAGGTAATTGCGCGTACCGTGCTCGACGTCCACTTTTGAATGCAACGAGAATTGATTGTATGTATCCATGATGATGGACGGGAGCAAAAAAATGAAAGCGACTTTTGTGATCAAAATTAGTCGCTGCTTAATGGAATAGTTTTCACTTTCTTTATCAAAAGCCAGATAAATGCCAAGAATCGCTAGAGAAAACGATGCGCTAAACGCGCTCATCAGAAAGCCGTAAGGTCGTTCGCTGGGAGGTAAATAAAGATATTGTCCTTCCCAATCACCATAGGCCATCAAGACTGCGACAGGGCCGACAATGATTGTTGTGATATTCCGGATTAATGTATTCAAAAAATTCATTGCAGTGGGTGATTCCTAGTCTGATTACGTTCAATGCATATCTCATTGATGGGAAGAAATTAGTAGTTTCATCAAGCGAGATACATGTCGCAGTGAAGGACAGTATGGTTAGAAGGGAATGAGTATCTACTCAATAAGCGCTTCTTCATCGACGCTGATGGGGATCTACAAATACCTCCGATGACAGCTTTACCCCTCCTCACACAGATTAAATGCGCCTCCAATAACGGCATTGATTGCAGAATTCGCATCGATCCTAGCCTGCTGTTTTGAAATGCCAAAATATTCTGCATAATAGTTGGCTAATTCGGCAATTGCCGCTTCAATTGGCGCTTGATGTGACGAACGGAAATTATTTTCATTAGCTTGCTCGCTTTCCGGAAGACCAACTGTTTTCCACGGATACCTAAGGTGAAGACGGATTTCAACTAAGGTCTGATCATAGGCACGCGCAAGTGAAAATCTTATAGTTCCTGGACAAAATGGCTGCACAGACACTGCGGTATTGACAAGACGATCCACTCCCGGAATAGATGGGAGTACCTCCATGCAATTCGATCGGATAAGTGAACCATCAAGGGCGCCGCTGTAATGTGGACCCAGAGCATCAACGAGATTGGGGCGACGAATTAAAGCTACACACGGCAAGATCAGCCTTGTTTCATTAATCGATGCGACATCCAAAATTAACGCGAATGCAAAGTCGGATGCTACCGCCGCATGCGCGTCTAGAATGTCTTCACCAGATAAAATACGATCCCGTAGATCTTCGTCGACGTTTTGAAATAACGGCGCAATCAATGGTTCTACAATCTTGGCTCTGTCGGATGCTTGATCACGCGTTACATAGTTATAAATGGCCTCGTAAATCGGTGCAGATTTCGGCTTTTGGCGACGAATTTCAGCGAGAGCAAGAGTAGGGGATTGGAAAAGTGCTGCGACTGCCAGTTCATATAAGCGATCATCGTAAGCATCCACGAGACAAGTATATGTTTCCTCCTTTGGGCAACGTACATCCCTATCCTTGAGCCATTTTTTTTGCCGCGTCTCTTCTTGTGATGTGCGGGAACCAAAAATGCCGTTGTGGGCTACCGCATAGAGGGCCGCCATAGTTCGGTCACGGGCAGTCAACGTCGGATCAGCACAAATAGTTGCCTCTAGTTTGGTCGGAGATAAACAGGAAAAACTGGGTTGATCTGAGGTGTCTGTGGATGATGCACCAAAGGCGTTTGATAAACCGATAAACACCAATACCATGGCAGGAAAATACTTAGTAACCAAATTCATTTTATTTTCTGCTCCAACTCAGTTAAGAATCTGAAGTAATACGTTTGCATGATGATGCCTAGTGAATGCAGAAAATAATTGCCCTCTTAGTCGAATCGTTGTACCAAGTTTAGGTCTGAGTTCGTCGTACTGTTTTTCATTGAGAACGAGCTGAATTTTTTTAACATCATTAAATGCAGTTTGATTTATTGCATTTTCAGCGACTGTACATATTGGCGTCTCTGGCAATAAATAAAAGCCAGTTTCTGGCTCATCTCCATCTGCAATGCTTTCGTAGTTAGGACGACCAGGAAATGTCTCTCTAACCAGTTTCCCAGATATCGTAACAACCTCTGGCTCATACTTCAAACAACTTGCCGACTCTGCAAAGGCAACGAGCTGATGTAAAAGTAAAGAAGCTATGAGGATATTCAGGAGACGCATGCTAGCCCTAACAAAAATATTATTCTTTTAGCGATGATTAAAAATTCTCAAGGGGCACTACCTTTGAAATTCCTTCTGATTTAAATTCAGAAATATTTCCTAACCACCTTTAGATTTAAATCCACCTTAGCTTTTTTAGGATAAGCCACGGCACTATCGCCGCCAGGACTAACCCAATGATCAATTTTGTGATCGCTCCTTGAGTGTAATGACTCTCAATCTCGCTTAATGAAAACTCAATTCCACCGTTTTCACATGCAATACTCCATATTTGCTTACGGTTCACAAACAACCAAGAAAGTTTGGCAACCTTGGCGTGAGCCTTACACCCCTGGAGGGAATCCATATCACTTCTCTTTAAAAACTCTGCGTTCACGCCACTTTTTGGTGGGCCCATCACACTATAAGGAAACGATAAATAACTTTCTGAACCATTCGCACTCAAAATCTTAAAATTTGGCACCTTCATTGAGGCCTTAAGAATCAAGAATGTTTCATCCTCCAATGAGGTATTCATCGGTGGGTGTGAATACGAGAAATAATCACCAATGGCTCCATTGAGCATAAATAACTCCAGTGAAATAATAAACGCCCAAAACAAGCAAACAAAATACTTCATCACAATTTCCTTATATGATTATGAAGGGATTGATCGTTCCCTTAATACATAGTGTTCCCTGCTTGGACTTTGCTATCGAAGTGTATCCGAGCATTTTCTCGAAACAGCAAAAAGCCCGCATTTAGCGGGCTTTACGCTTCTTCGGATGTCCGTTTCACTCATGTTCCTTCAATCTTGCTGGTCAGCGACTGCTTTAACTGATTTACTGAGTCAAGGAGCGACAAGATCGTCGACCAGAAAACATAGATCAAGAAGAACATACCAACAATGGGAATCAGAGTGACTACGACATAAACAGGGATGTTCTTATTTGTTCGTGCCGCTATTTGCGCAACAAAGACTGCATAAATCAACTGGATGATAAACATCGGTAAAAAACTGATGAGTGTCGGGCCCACAATATTTCCTTTTCTGATTAGTTATAAACATTATGAATTGAGAGACGGGGACTTATGTTCGTCTATGGCTTTCCACTCTTAGCCAATTGCGGACATCGATAACTGTATCAAAAAAAGCCCGCAAATGCGGACCTTTTGCTTTTGATGGATGTCTGCTTTTGGTCGGTTGCGGCCTTAAGTACCAACACCAAATAAGACACCAAGTATAACGAGCACAATCACCGAGCTAATAACGCCGTACCACAGAATTCGTCCGATAAATCTGCTGGCAGAAACCAATTTCAAATAAGCGGGAAATCGTGAGTACTGGCAATAATTGGCAAAACCACTGAGAAGCCACACAGCGAGGATGAAGGCGCTACCCAGAACGGAGATCTGAATCACTTCACTGCCTCGAACCTCCCATCGCTGTGCCTCATTGAAGCGCAGAAAAACCAATCTCCCCCAGAGCATCAGTATCACTGTAAGCATCGCCTTGGTATGGTGCCAGATAGGAAGGTTTGCTAATCGAATTACTCTCAAGAGGATTTTAATAATTCTTTCTTTTGCATTTTCCATTCTGATACGTACTTTCAAAGATCCTCAGGATAAGGAGCAATACTTGTGAAGACAGGACTTCTTAACGAATTGCATGTCCACTGTTGGACGATTACGGTCATTTAAACCTCTAAACTTTATCAGAAATATTCGAATTCACACGTCATCCACAGCGAGCTTTCTTGATTTTTCAGGCAATAGCAAGTGTAGTCAATATTTATTACGATCCAAGCACCAACTGCTTGAGAAGCACCTCGCGGATTAGTGCGTAGTCGCTTTGCGAAAACCCCAGCAACGAACGTACTGGGTAGGTGTATTTCGGCCCGGTCGGTGCGACGCGATCCGCCAAGCCTTCCTGATGCACATGCGTCAGGCGCGCGACCCGTCCGAAGAAGCCGACGGAAATCTGATTTTCATCGACGCGTGTTTGCAGGTAAGCGGTTGTCCGTAGCTTGTTGAACATGGCGGCTTTTTGGCGCTTGATGCGCCCAGCCTTGCCGCGAAATTCTTTGCGATTCTTGCGCGGCACAAAGGACGAACCGTCAGGTGCGCGCTGTTGCGCGATGCGCTGGGCCTGACTGCGACGCAACTCAATTGCCACCTGACGGCCAAGCACACGCCGTTGCCCGGGGCCGAGCTTGGATAGCAGCGCACCGGCCCATTCTTCGAAGGCGGTGAGATCGTTGTTCATATGGATTTCGGCGTGGCCCATTCGGCCAGCAAGTTGTCGCCGTTGTAGAGCTTCCAAAACGGATCGTCATACGGCGGGGTAAGTTGTGGCTCGCGCACATGGGTGACATCCAGCCGACCGGCATCGAGTGCCTTGATGGCGACGGCCTCGGTCAGTAGCAGGGTGATGGAAATGTCGCGTGACTCATGATTGTTCAGGTCCATTTCAAAGCGGATCGCCTTTTTGCGCAATTCCTCGTTCATAAATATTTCTGCCTGGTTGACCTTGAGCCAGGCAATGATCGGTACGAATAGTGCGTCGAGCGGCGCTACAAAATCCGTAATAATCACATTCAGCGCGTACTCATAACGAAACGATAGTGATGCCGTGCCGGTCCCGAGTGCGCTGCCTTCGTCGATGAAGATATGCATCTTGTCGGGATTCTGGCGCAGGTCGGCAATGGCGTTAGTGAGATGCTGTTTGAGGCTGTCCGGTTTGTACATTGAATTTTTCTCGCACGGTGTTGTAGGTGTCGATGCAGGCGTTTAGCTGTCGGATGGCGTCGTCGCCGTCGCTGGCGATGGCGTCAAGAAACTGCGCAGTCTCGGGGTCAAGTTCGGCACGCGTTTGGTGCCGACTTCCTTTGATAACGCGGGTATCTGCGCTGTCGGTGTTTCCGTCACGCGCAAGGATGGGGATTGACAGCCGGATAGCGCCACTACGCACGCCAGCAATGAAGTGATCGCGAGCAAATTTTGCATCGTCTCTTTCCTTGATGAGTTGGTATTCGCGTGCCTGCTGTGCTTGGGCGGCGTCTTGTTCACGTTGGTGTGTGGTTTCGCTTGCGCGCGCGAGTGTTAATGCGGCTGCTGCGTCGGCTTGGGCTGCAGCCAGGCGTAAGTCGGTGATGATGCTGTCTTTGCGCCAACCCTGGACCGTCCAGCCGGCCAGTGCCGCGCCGGCGAGTAGCGCGACTAGGGCAGTATTGCGCAACCAAGCAGGCAAGCTCATGGCACTACCCGATTGCGAATCCAGCCGTAGGCGAAGCGACGTTGGCTTTTGTTGCCTTCGACGATTTCCAAATAGCGCGCACCCTGAATGCTGTTGAGTGCGCGCAACATCACCTTACTACCTTCTTTGCCGCGCCATTTGATGTAGGCGGTTAGCGCAGCGAGTGAAATCTCGCCCAGACGACCGTCGACGAATAGCTCTTGATAGCGACTGCCGGTGTCGTTGAAGGCATTGAGCCAGCGTTGCAAGAACTCGGCCGAGCGATGCGGCCCCATGTTGACGCCGGTGTCCACCAGTTCGGCGCCGATGCGGCTGTCGATGGCGATTACGCGATCAAACTTGGGTTCGTTCACGTAGCGTTGCAGGTAGATACGGCGGGCGAGCGCGAGCGGCATGTCGCGCATGTTGCCGGTGTAGCCATTGGCGCGGGCGACGGCGACCGTGATGCCGTAGTTGGTCTCGCCGCCATGGTCGGCGGGGTCGTTGACATAGCCTTGCTCGGCGTTGATGACTGCGTCGATGATGTCGTCGATAGTCATAGCGATTCTTTCACATCCTTGCTGAGCTCGGCGATGTCTTTGTCAGCGCGGCGTTGAAACCATAGGGCAACAGCGCGGGTGATCCACCAGGCGGGAGCGCCGACCATCAAATCGACCGGTTTGGGTCCGATGGCGCTGGCAATGGTCGGCCAGTGCTGCGCCAGGAGCGCGAAGACCGGATCGCCAAAGACGCAGGAGAAGACGCCGGCGCAGGCCAGACGGCCGGCGAATTCGAGTTCGTTGAAGGAGCCGTCGGCGTTGCGCGGCGGTAGCACCATGTAGAGTAGTGCGGTGCCCATCATGCCTAAGGCGGCCTTGAGGCCGTATAACTTCACTAAGGCGGCGATGCCGCCGGTCGATTCTGCTGGCATGGTTTGGTTTCCTTTGGTGATCGGGGGTTGATAGTGCATGGCATTAATCCCATAGGCTGATTGAACTTTGTGTCGTGTCTGGCGCTGGTGCGGCGGGCGGCAATGCGATCAGGGTGCCGCTGGGCAGGACCGCGCCGAAGCCGGCGATGTGCGGGTTCAGTTGCAAGGCTTGTTCTAGGTAGGCGCTGCCATCTCCCAGGGTGCGCCAGATGATGCCGTCCAGGGTTTCGTTTTGTTGGCTGCGCACTTGCATTAGATGAGTTCCACGGTCATGCGCGGTCGGCCGACGATGTCGGCAATGGCCCAATGGGCGTTTCTG